GACCGGTCAAGAATTTTCTACCCTTAGAACCGGTAGTGACCGCTTTGATCTACCGTGATTTTCATGCTTTCGGTATGTACCGGTCTGAGCTCTCTAGACAATAACCGGTACGTACCGGTATTATATTGACCATTTCGGTAGTGACCGGTTGTGTATATACTCCTAATAATACAAGACCGGTAGTGACCGGTTGCATTAATCCTTGATAATTCACACGGGTGTAACCGTAGACTCCGTGTATTACTACAGTGTCTAGTACTGTATATAGAGTCTAGTCTAGTGCTAATATATAATAGCCATTGCCCCTCTTTAATAATAAAAATTTACTTTGTTATAGGGCTAAAATTTACTATGTTATTCCCAATATTATATTCGATAATATCTTGTGAATAAGTCTGTGTATAAGCTGTGGATAACCTGCCGGGGAGAATGCAAGAAAATCTCAGAAAAAGGGCCGGGAGGTCTGTGGATAAACCTGTGTATAAGCTGTGGATAACTCAGGGGACCTTGTGGATAACCTGTGGATAACTTTTCTTCTAGACCGTTGCTCAAAAGCCACACCGGTAGCGACCGGTCTCATGTGGCAAAAATGCCACAGTGGATAACCTGTGGATAACTAAACCGACAGGCACCCTCCACGTCCACCCCCTCTAAGTTCGAACATGTGTATATTATAACGTCTTTTGGAGCTTCTGTCAACCGGTACCTACCGGTATCCCATCTGACTGTAGGGTCTTTTTGGTGGTGGTTGACAACCGGTAGTGACCGGTGTTATACTATAGTCATAGTGAGCAAGAAGGAGCCGAAAATGACCAGACGAACACCACGCAAGGACTGCAACTACATCATCTACGAAATGACTGATGAGTTTGGCAACAATTACATTGGCTTGACTCGTAAGAGCTTGCCCAACACCAACAAGGTCGTATTAGAGCGTTGGCGCAAGCACCGGAGCCGAGCACGTAACGAAGATCGTGCATGGCCCTTGTATCAGTACCTGCGGGATCGTTTAGACGGAGAGTGGAGTCACACTGTGGTCGCTATAGTTAGAGGTCGTGCTGAAGCTTATGCTTACGAGCGTGAGCTGGTAAAGACCCTACAGCCTACTCTGAATGATCAGTACTGTGGTTGACAACCGGTAGGTACCGGTGTTACAATAAAGACTTAGCAACAAAGAAGGAGCGAACAATGTCAAAGAGCCTAGTACTGATGAGGGATGTGATCTGCATTTATCATCCTGAATTCCGTGTCAGCCGGGATCTACGTGCCTACGGTATGAAACATCCCGACATCTTCAACGTTGAGCGATTGGTTGAGGAGAGCTTGGCTGCTGTGGGCCCCTACAGGTTCATTGACGGTGATCACGCTGACTTTTCGGACGGTACAGACTCTAAGACTGCCAGCATCAGAGTCAACCCTGCTAGGGCTGGCGGCAATAGTTTCTTGGGAGAGATCAGCGGTGTAGAAACAGCGGGCGGTGGTCGCAAGGCTGGTGCCCTTCGCTGTACAGTATACAATCCGCACAAAGACTCTCTGAAGTTCTACTTCTTGCCCAAAAGCATGTGGAGCAGACACATCACAATCCATCCCAGTTCAGGTGTGGGCAAGGTCATGTACAGTTACCACAAACCCTACGATCATATCGTTAAATTTCACGGCTACGAGTGCGGGTCATTTGAAGAACTAGCCCGTGCAAAATAATGGTTGACAACCGGTACAGACCGGTGTTATAATACATATACACAGACACAAAAGGAGCAGAAATGTATACAGTAGAACTTTATAAAGCAGACAAGCGCAAGAGCTCAGGCGAGCGTTTGGTTAAAAAGACAGACCACAGCACTCACAGCCAGTCAGTGCTGACTGAAGTCTATGACTCACAGTACCCTGCCAGCAAGGGCTACCGCTACGAGATTCATGAGACAATGGTTGAGAAGACCAACATGATGGGCGGAGGCAAGTTTATGGAACGTTATGATACGCCCTATTACTGTAGCCCAGCCAGCGAGAGCTATTGGAGCATGTAACCCTAGGCCCTATAGGGTCTTTGGTTGACAACCGGTACAGACCGGTGTTATAATTAATACTTAACGAACAAGGAGCGAACCGTGTTTAAACTTTTATCAACAGCGAATCCCAAAATCCAAAAGGGCACCAAGCTAGGCTACCTCAGCTTTATCCTGCACCTTGCACCAGCTGACTTATCAGGCAAAGAGACTTGTCCCAAGCGAACAGCTGGTTGTACTGCCGCTTGCCTTAACACGGCGGGCAGGGGCGGTATGTTCAAGAAGGGCGAAAAGACCAATGTGATACAGAAGGCACGTATTCGCAAGACGCAATACTTTTTCAACAATCGTGCAGGCTTTATGAAAGATCTGTATGCAGACATCTGCAAGGGCATACGACTTGCCAATAAGCTGGGCTTGGAGCCAGTGTTTCGTTTGAATGGTACTAGCGACTTGAGCTGGGAGAAGTATGAGATGACTGAAGGCAAGAACGTGTTTGACGTGTTCGCTGGCATTCAGTTCTACGACTACACCAAAGTACTTGGACGCAAGGTCAAGCATATCGAAAACTATCACTTGACGTTCAGCAAGGCAGACGGCAATGATGCTGATGTGGCCAAGGCATTAGAGCAGGGCATGAGTGTTGTGGCGGTCTACGACGAGATCCCAGCGGGTGTACCTAGTGCAGACGAAACAGATCTGCGCTTCTTAGACCCTAAGGGCACTATGCTAGGGCTCAAGGCCAAGGGTCGTGCTAAGAAGGACTATAGCGGCTTCGTAATCCGTTTGAAGGAGGCAGCATAATGTACAAGAAGGTCATAGACATAGGCCCTATGAGCCTAGATGAAATGCGGAAGCTGACTCCTGGACAGTGGGTCTACACGGGTACAGATGGCCCACAGTGGCGGGGACGATTCTGGGGGGTCAAGCCCTCGGGTACCGTTGTGGTAGCATGGCAAGGCAATGCTAGAAGCTTTGGCAATTGGCGTGAGTACCAAAGCCGGTTGCGAGACTACGCTGTGGCATAAAAACAACACCCTACACTGTGTAGGGTCTTTGGTTGACAACCGGTAGTGACCGGTGTTATAATAACTACTTAAACAGCAAATAGGAGCGAAGATGAAAAATTTGTTAGAGTTTGTCAAACAGCGCAACGCATTCAACAAGATGTTTGGCTCTAAGCCGTTAGATCTTACAGTGGCCGCTGATCGTCAGCGTGTTGCAGAGATCATAGACTCAGCGTTGAGCCCAGAGAACTTGACATGCGATGGTGAGTTGAGTGCCGCACAAGTGCGCTCACGCTACAAAGAATTGACCCGTGTGGCCGCAGAGCTTAGGGCTTTGGACCCGACTGTTAGTTTTTACGAATACAACTAAGGAGCTCTTATGCGCTATTACGACACTATCGCTGAATTTTCGAGAGAAGGCTATGACATCATCGTGGATAAAAGCTGGGAAGACCTTAACCCCAGGGACCTCTTTGACGACTGCGTCACGGACCTTGACAAGCTCGTCGAGGACATTAATAGCGGCAAGTTGGACTGGTTCTTCCTCCGCGTCCGCGTTATGGTCGAAGGACTCGAGTTGGCAGCGGAGCACGTGGGCGGATGCCTATACGAGAACCCCAAAGACGTGCTTACTGACGGGCTTGCCGAAGACCTCATTGATCAGGCGCTAGCAAGTGCAAAGAAAGAAGTCTATCGCTTGAGCAAGAGGTTCACTGAACTCAGCTATGCAGTAGACGCAGAAGGAGTCACACAATGAACATCTACGAAGGTTACGTCAAGTTTAGTGATGGGCGGGTGCAACTGATGCAGGTCTCTGCGCCCGATGCCCTATCAGCTAGAACTATGTTACAGGCTTTTGGATCTTGTTCGGGTGTTGCAGAAAAGCCACAACCCGTCAAGTGGTAGGGTCTTCGGTTGACAACCGGTACGTACCGGTGCTATAATAACACATAGACACAAAGGAGTGAGCGATGTTAGATATCAGTAAAATTGTTAAGACATACAGCGGCAAGCGAGGTTGTATGTGCGGTTGCCTCGGCAAGTACAGCTACACACAAGACGGTGCTACCAATCACGGTCCGGGCTATGACGTACAAGACAGCGTTAACGAGCGGTCAGTGCGTATTATGGCCAAGAAGATCCTTGCACACCCCAACGTAGAATGGCAAGACAATATTGCCTACGTTGAAGAAGGCGGTCGTACTAGAGCAATTTACTTTAAGGAGCAAGCATGAAAGTCGCAGAGCTGATTGAGTTGTTGGGCTACCATAGCCCAGATGCAGAGGTTCACTTCAGCTATGGCTACGGTGATCACTGGCGTACAGAGGTGGCTCCTGCTGTCAGCAGGGTCGATGAGGGTGTGGTAGAGTTCAGCGATTACCATCGCATGGACAAGCTGGTACAAGAGTACGAAGACCAGTTTGATGAAGAAACTGGTGACTTTAGAGAGGACGTCCGCAAGGTCGTGGTCATCGGCTAATGAAGTCAGTAACCCACCCCGACGGCGTTCGTCGCATCTCTATGAAGATGGAGGCTGCGGTGGGTGCCTCTGAGATGACTCTGTATGCATTACACATGTTGGCCCAAGAGACAGACCCTGTAGGGCTTCTCAAAGGCTGTAATAAGCGAGAGATCTTTGCATTGGCTAGGGCTAGCCTGCAGGGATTTGGGCAGGATACTGCAAAGATCGAGGTGCCAAAAACACTAAACCCAATAGAGCTGACCACAGCGGAAGACCATGTGCGATCAGTGTTTCCGGAGATTGACTGATGAGTGTACTAGAACTAAGCGGCAGGCCCTACACGGTGTTTGACCCTGAGAACAAACAGCATAGACGCTATTACAGCGATTTCGTAAAGCACACCAGTTGGGGCTCCTGTCCCGTGCGCTTCTTGGTGCCAGATGACCATGGCGACATCATTACCATGATCCAGAGAAGCCTTGTCAAGTACTATGTGGAGCGAGAGTTCCCGATTGTTGTGAAAAAGCCACATCGAAAGAAACCCGTAAAAGCCTAGGGTCTTTGGTTGACATTTTGGACAGACCGTGCTATAATAACACATACACAGCAAAAAGGAGCCCAAAATGTTGCATACATTTACAGTTAACGCAGTTAACACACCCGCAAAAGCACGTTTAGTTTTTAATAAAAAATTAGGCACTGTTAAAGTAGTAGTCGCTTTTAACGTACACAAAAAGCTAAACAACAAAAATGAACTAGTGTATGCATTCCCTACGCAAGCAAAAAGTGCTTATGTTAGCGGAGACATAGATGCTACAGAAGTACTACAAACTTTGCATAATGCAAGCAAGTTTCTTAACACTACAAACATACAAGTAGTAGAGTAAAGTGTAGGGTCTTTGCTTGCCCAAAAAGCAAAAGTGTGTTATAATAAGTTTTTACAGTAAGAAGGAATCAAAAATGGGTCAATACGCAAACACAGTTAACGCATTCGCAATGTCAGCCGCTCGTGCTAAAGTGTACACAATGCAAAACACTTTGCAAAGCTACGGACAAACGAGTTACATGTTAAATGTAAGCACAGCTAAGTTCCGCAGAGACATCGAAGCTAAAAAAGCAAAGTTTATTGCAAAGCTAGAAAAAGAAAAAATTGTGCAAATGCAAGCAGAGATTGCTCGCTTGCAAGCAAAGCAAACAGCATAACCCTACAGCCCGTAAGGGCTTTTTATAGCACACTTGACATTTTGGACAAAGTGTGCTATAATAAGTTTTTAAACAATGCAATAGGAGCGAAAACTATGCAAAAAGTATATGTACTGCAAGCGCAGGGATGGGGCGATAGCGAGGACGCATTTTATAACATCGGTGTATACGATAGTATTGACAGTTTGGAAAATGCTAAACAAAATTGTATACGCGAAGCTTACGACGACGAGCTAGAGGTAGTACTTAATGTTGAGGAATTTGAAGTTAACGCTTAACCCTACGGGGTATAGGGTTATCGGTTGACAACCGGTAGTGACCGGTGTTATAATAAACACTTAGCAACAAAGGAGCGAGAGATGTACAAAGTAAATGCAACACTAAACACAAGCGGTGGCGGCTATTGGAGCAACACTAAAGCGGCTGTAGAGATTACGGGCCTGCAACTAAGCTACATAAACGACGAGCTGGACTTCGGCGAGTTGCGTGTACGTTTTAACACAAACACATGGGACGTAAACAAGCTAGGTCTCATTTACACAGACAAGCAGTTTATGCGAGAGCTTAAAGAGCTGTTAACTGCTAAGGGCTTTGACGCTAGCGATGTAAGCTACAGCGAGCAGGGTATGCAGGGGGACGCTTACGTTAGCTGTGACGTTGGCGAGTGCTTTATTAATACATTTATGCAAAACGCTTAACCCTTAGGCCCGTAGGGTCTTTGGTTGACAGATGAGCAATCTTGTGCTATAATATACACATACACTAACAAATAAGGAGCGAACTTATGTACAATGTAATTAACAACCCAATCCCAAAAAGCGGACTTTGGGCAACCTACAACTTGGAAGACCTGCAGACAATGCTAGAGAAGCTGTCGGGTGCGGAGCGAGCATTGGCTACTCATTTTGTCATGCTTACCCTTAACACCTGCAATCAGATTGTCGAAGAAGACATTCTCAGCAAGGAGGTCTTCTGTGGTTAATGTAACAATCAGCGATATCCGATCTGGCTCGCGTGTTATTGTGCGAGATAACTTTGGCTCTGGCAGACCACGTGAAGTAGTTGTAGAGAATGTAGATGAGGACATTAAGAACGGTCGTCCGGGCATTGACTACGACGACAGCTGGGCTTACTTGACACAGGTAGATCGAGTAGTTAAGTATTAACCCTACAGGGCTAAGGGTCATTGGTTGACAACTAGCCCAAAAGACGTTATAATACATATACACAGACACAAAAGGAGCACTAAATGGGTACACGTTCAATGATTGCTATTCAAAACCCTTATAGCAAAGACATCCGCGCAATCTACTGCCATTGGGATGGCTACTTGGAGCACAACGGTGCTCTGTTGTTCAAGCACTATTCAGCAAGCCCTAAGGTCAATAACTTGATCGCGCTAGGCGATTTGAGTAGCCTGCGAGCAGAGATTGGTGTGCAACACGCATTCAGTTCGCTAGACGTACCCAAAGCAGAGCAAGAGGCATACGATAAAGAGCACGGCAACTCCTGCACATTTTACACACGCGATCGTGGCGAAGACGCTCCTTTCCAAGTGTTTAAGAATTTGAAGGACGCCGAAGAGCACTATCAGTGGAGTGACTACTTCTATTGCTTCAAGTACAGCAAAGCAGACGACTATCAGTCGGGTGAATGGCACTACAAGCGCAACGGCGGACGTTGGTTGAAGCTGGGCCCTGCTGTTGCCAAGCTGAAGAAAGAGGAGTGTGCAGGATGACTGGGTATCAATCAAAGAAGGCTATGGCCTATGACAAGTTGGCTAGAGGGGACTTGCATGACGAAGTCCTCAATCAAATCGCAGAGGACTTGCAGGGTGGCGACTTGACAGCCATTGAGGAACTGTTGAAGTTTGTCCCCCGTGAAAACTTACTTGCTTATCTATCAGAGGAACCGAAATGAAAAAAGTAATCGTACGCACAGAGCTGATGCAAGAGCTTGAGGTACCCGATGATTGGGAACGTGAACACGTTCTGGACTTCCTGGGTGAGTTCCAAAGCTTCAGGACAGCGTTCCAGGGTGTGAGTAATGAAGATCAAACAGCTCGAATCGTTGATTTGGGTGTGGTAATTGAAACTGTAGAACAACTAGGCGAGGAGTGCTTTGATGAGTAAGATGAACGAATTGGCATATGATATTGAGCAACTGTACATCGAGGGCCTGAGTGCCAAACAGATCGCAAACGAGTTGGACTGCCCAATTGAGATTGTTTTGGGTGCGATTGCCGAAATGGGTGTAGAGGACACAGGCCCCGCTGTTAGTGAGGGCGAGTTGGTGTTTGCTGGTATGGTAAAAGAACTGCAACTAGGTTAACCAAAGAGCTTGCATTGTTTCCTCTGTTCGTATACAATAGTAACACGTTGATGGAGATCAACATACAATAGAGGAAACTTAAAACATGAAATTCATTTCAAAAGAAACTAAAACGTACAAGTTGTTCAACGCTTTGTACAATGGCGAGAAAGTAACACAATCCGAAGCTACTAAACGTTTCGGTATCAAGAACATCAGCGCAGAAGCAAGCCGCATCCGCGCTAATGGTTACGCAGTCTATTCTAAGACTCGCACAGCAGGTAACGGTGTTACCGTTACCGAATACGAGATGGGCAATCCATCACGTGAGATCGTAGCTCTAGGCTACAAAGCTAAGGCCCTAGGCATTACGCTTTAATAGAATAAGTAACGCCGTGATGGCGTCACGAAGTCCTTGGATTCGCTCCCCAAGGCATCGGCCCAACCGATTCGCTCCCGGGTAAGCCACCGAACCCTCTGTTGTGTAAAAGCAACAGGGGGTTCACCTTTTGGTTGACATTTCATGCGTTGAGTGTTATAATTACACATAGACAGCAACAAGGAGAGCGACATGGGTTACAAGGTTATAGCAGACAAGTTCGAAATGGACCAGATGCGTGTCAAATATGGCCCCAGAGCAGGGCTAGAAGGTCCGTTCAACTTCTCGGGTCGAGTGTTGTATTATGACAACAAAGAGGGTGCCTACTACGATCCCAGCACAGACTTCTACATCGAAGACAGCGAAATGACCCTGATCCGTGATGGGTTTCTCAAACAATTCGGTTGACAGCCCTGCCGAAAGGCGCTATAATATACACATAGACAAACAAATAAGGAGCGAAACTTATGCGAACACAGACTACTAAACTGCTTGAGATGATGGACGAAGGCGTCATCAGTGCCTCTGCAATAGCAGAGATGGCCTTGGCTTACATGAGCGAGGACGATGTTGCAGACATGATGCGGGCAAACGACATCCTAGACGAAGAAGATGAGGATGACGGCCAGCCCGATGAAGCCCAGGAATGGGAATCTTTTGATGCAGACTGCTAAGGAGCAACTATGAAAGCATGGGACGTGATTCGTAACGGTAAGGTCATTGATACCGTGTTCTACGACAAGAGCTGTGACCTGTGGTATGTGCGCCACGGTTTGATTAACCACGATGGCTATCCGGTTGACATCATCGTCCGGCCTGCTGTATAATATACACATGAAGATAACAACTAAACCCACCCTCGGAGAAACTATGACTAAAGTCATTCTAGCATTGGCATTCATTATCTTTTTGGTTGCCATCGGCCCGATCATCACGATCTGGGCACTCAATACCCTGTTCCCTACCTTGGCTATCCCATTAACCTGGGAAACTTGGTTGGCAGTGGTTGTCATCGGCGGTGTCCTTAAGAGCCGCGTTTCCGTCAGCAAGTAATCAACAACACTGGAGTCTAATATGCCTAATTGGTGCAACAACTATCTAGTTCTAGAACACGAAGATCCCGCAATGATTGAGCGGGCCAAGACAGCCTTTGCTAAAGGTAAACTATTGAATGAGTTCTGTCCAGTGCCTGATGACTTACACATTGTGGCAGGTCGTGTGGGTGATGACGAAGATCAAAAGCAAAAGGATCTCGTAGCACAGGAAGAAGTCAATGTGGCCAAGCATGGCTATCGCAATTGGTATGACTACTGTGTGAATGAGTGGGGCACCAAGTGGGATGTAGGTGGTGAGGGTGATCAAGCCAGCCAAGACAGTCCCACTGACTTACGCATGAACTTTGACTCAGCCTGGGCTCCGCCTATTGCGGCTATGGAGAAGTTCCAGGACTTGGGCTTCCGGGTCAAGTTGGTGTATTGGGAATCAGGCATGTGCTACTGTGGCTTGTTCGACGAGAATGGCGACGACTACATGGACTATACGGATATGAGTGCGGCTGAAGTGGCTGAGCATATCAATCCAGAGGTTGACGAGTGCATGTGCATCGTTGAGAACTTGGAAACATGGGAAGAAGACAACCGTGAAGAGGAGGAAGAGTAATGGACTTTTGGACATGGCTTGCTTCTTGCCCAGTGAAGTATGAAGTCGATAGCCTACAGGGTTTTGACGGAGTAAGTGTAGCGTTTTATCCGCCCTCAGAGGACGAAGAAGACGCTGAATAACCCTACAGCCCGAAAGGGCTTTTGGTTGACAGTTTGGCAGTTCGGTGCTATAATAAACACATGAACAAAACAAATGATGCAATACAGTGGACAGGAACAGCATTCATCCTAGCGATGTATGTGATCAGCAACTTCTTTCCGGGCTATGACAATCTGCGTAATGCGGTTGCCCTATTAGGCGGATTGTGCTTTTTTACATGGTCCTATCGTGTGGCAAATAAGCCACAGATGATCATTAACGGAGTAGCAATAGTCCTGTGTGTTGTAGGGTTATTTAGAGCAATTGGTTGACAGTTTGGTAAAAGAGTGCTATAATAAGCACATGGACAGTTAGAAAGCAAGGCGATCCTCAAATGCAAGGACCCACGCAGAAATGCAAAAAGGGTCGTAGCCAAGGGATACGAAGCGAGTTTGGAGACTCGGCCTAAGCTCAGTTAGGAAAGAGTAAAGGTTACCTAGACCACTAGGCGACTGGGAAGATGACAATGTCGACGGATGTTGGTCGAGTCCAGGAGCATGAAACAGGCGTAAGCCGGATTTGCGGTGGACAATCTAGGAGTAATGACCGTGCAGGCCTACGTGAGACGTTTGCGTAGTGTAGAGATAGATGCACAATGGTTCCTTTACTTTTTCCTAACTGAATAAGGCATTCAGGCAGACCCTGATGTAAGTCCAATCTAATTTGGTTGACAGCAGAGCAATTTGGTGTTATAATATACACATACTGAAACAAAAGGAGTTGGATATGACAGAACGAAGCGCAATGTTCCTAGTGATCACAGGTTTGGTTATGACGATGTTGGGTGCAGGTGGCATTGAGAACTCCTTCGAAACAGTGGATCTTTTGCAGTCAATCGCGGTTTCGATCGTGGGTTTGGCTGTGATGGGGTGTGGTGTTTTGGCTATCCGAGTGCAACAAAACGGTTGACAACCGGGCACTTTGGTGCTATAATGTTAACATGCTGAGAGATTGGCATATAGGCAAAAACTTTCTTAACTTTAAAAGGCAATAAAATGACTGACAAATTGTACACTGTAGCAGGTACTTCTACCCTTAACGGCGAGACTAAAGCTCGCTTTGCAAATGATACCATGCGTATCAAGGTCTTGGCTAAGAACGGCCATACCGACATCATGCTCGTTGAGCTCCCAAAGGAAATGACTAAGGTCCAGGCCGCACAGTTCATCTCTGGCTTGGATGAGTTTTCGGGTGCGGTTGAGCAAGAAGCCATTGGCGAATACTTGGGCAAGCACACGCCTAAGACTGCTAAGGTTGTGGTTACCAAGAAGGCTGTTAAGGCTGCTGTAGTTACCAAGCCCGCAAAGGCTCCTAAGGTTACAGCACCAACAGTTGACGAAGACGCACCGTTCTGAGTGTAATATTAATAGGGGTTGACAACAGCCCCTATTTGTGTTATAATTTAGACATAACTTGATAAGGAGCGAACCATGATCAACTTCATCGTAGGAACTATATTCGGTATCACTGTGGCCACCATCGGCTTCACGGGTGTAGCCAATGTTCTGGACAAAGGCGTCAACGCCACGAAGGAAGCAGTCTCGACAGTGGCCAAGTAAATAGAACGCGGGCCTCTAGCTCATGTTGGTTAGAGCAGTGGACTCATAATCCATTGGTGCCGTGTTCGACTCACGGGGGGCCCACCAGATCGCGACTGTGGTGAAATAGGTAGACACAAGAGACTTAAAATCTCTCGCCCCAAAGGCATGCCGGTTCGATTCCGGCCAGTCGCACCAATCTGTCCGTAGCTCAGTTGGATAGAGCAACAGCCTTCTAAGCTGTGGGTCGGGGGTTCGATCCCCTCCGGGCAGGCCAAATTCGTTGCGAAAATACAACACTATTTCGGTTGACATCCAATCCAAAAGACGCTATAATATACACATACACACAGCAACTAGGAGCGAAACTAAATGGCTAAACTACACATCTACACACAAGACCAAGAGAACTACGGCGCCCATGATTGGGACGGCCAAGGTGAGTGCCCACAGTACTGGAAGTTCAAAGGCGGCCAGGACTTCTTCGTTAAGGGCATCAAGAACGATGAAGAAGCCACAATGGCTGTGATGGCCCTGCGCGATCAGATCGAAGAAAGCAACGACTACTACCGTAGCCAGATCGTTGGTTGGGCTATTGTTGCCAACAACTACATGACTGACTTCGAGCGGAGCCAGTTGGAGTACGAGGGCAAGATCACATACAAAGCAAAGGAACTGGCATGGTAATCGACACCATATACGATCGTTGTCACGGTAGCCTCTTTGATCGTGGCTCAGCAGACAGTTGGTACCATCGACAGCCTGATCCACACTATTGGCCCGAAGGCACTGGCAATGGTGCCCGTATCCAAGTAACTGATCCTGCAGACATAGCAGAATACATGGCAGGCTACGATTGGAACGAAAAGAATGGCGGCAAGAAGGATTGGGACTGATATGAGAATCGAAGGACTAACCCAACACCAAGTAGAACTCCTGGACGAGATGTGGGAGATCGAAGAGTACACAGACCTTGAAGCCTGGATGGAAACTCTGAGCCCAGCAGACCGCAAAGAAGCAGAAGCCCTACAGCGACTAGTGGTATTAGAGACGTTTGAAGAGCTTTTAGACAAGGGTAATTACCCTGATGCCCGTAGGGTTTTGGTTGACATCATGTCAAAATGACAGTATAATTAAGACTTAAACAGCAACAAGGAGCGACCCAAATGGCTAAAGTAAATTATGACAACTTCGCATCGTTTGACCTGAACGAAGCCTGTGACCACTTTGACTGTACCGATCAAAAGGCCTGGAAGAAGATCCGCCCTTTCATCGTAGCAGACGGTGAGGAGTACATGGAGGTCATGGAGAAAGAGTTCGACTTTGAAGAAGTCACTGACACAGACCATATGGTGTTTGAAGCAGGCGTCAAGTATGCCCTGAGCAAGATGAACACGGCCTTTGAGAAGGCAGGCATAGACCTCCAAATCTGCGAAGTAGACTTGGTAGAGAGCATGGGCTTTATGCTAGTCCGTGCAGATGATGAGCCAGAAGACTTTGTCAAACGAGTGCTGAAAAAGCCTGTCTTAATGGTTGACAGTTGGGTCTAATGGTGTTATAATATAGACTTACACACACTAACTAGGAGCGAACCATGTTATCAATCAAAGAAGTCAATCAAGCTATCATGCTACAAGAATGGACCAACACCGAGTTGGCCAGTATGATCGATGCTGTCAAATGGAACCGCGAGCGTTTGGCCAAGCGGGTCAAGTACAGCCTGCAGATCGGCGACAACGTCAACTTTACCAGCTCAAAGACCGGCCGTAATGTAACGGGTGTGGTTATGAAGGTGGCCATCAAGTATGTCACAGTGAAAACCCTGCAGGGCCTGTGGCGTGTGCCTGCTAATATGCTGGCAAAAGTAGAAGAATTAGAAGTTGCATAAAAACAACACAGGGGTTGACAAGCCTGGCTTTTGGCAGTATAATAACTACTTCAACAACGCAAATAGGAGCGAACTATGAATGCAAAAGACTTTAACTTGGACCTGGTACAAGACGCTTGTAACGAAGCGGCAATGCAGGCCCGTACAGCCGCAAAGATTGCCTACGTACAGATTGGTGAACGCGATGCCTGCGGCTTTGCTTGGGTCAACGTTTACGGCGTAAGAAGCAACTCAAAATTGGGCAAGGCACTTCAGAGCTTTGGCTTCCGTAAAGACTACACAGGCAGTCTCCAACTGTGGAACCCAAGTGGTCATAACACACAGAGCATCTCAGTAAAAGAAGCGGGTGCATACGCCTACGCAGAAGTACTGAAGACCAAATTGGGTTTGGAAAAGGTCTACGCCGGTTCAAGAATGGACTGATAAGTAACTCTGAAGGGGCTTGACAACAGGCTCCTTTGGTGTTATAATAACTACTTAAACACACAGGAGCGCATATGACTAAAGGGTATAGAGTTTTGAGTTTAGAGACTGCACAAGAAAAGGGTTCTGTTAAGAGCCTTGAACAGATGGCTGTTGAGAAGAACTTGACAGAAACAGATGACGAGATCATGACTCGTTTGGCTGAACGCTTTGAGATCTTAGAAGACATGACCAAGGCTGTTAAACGTGGCGATGTACGTGCCATGATCGTTACTGGCCCTCCAGGTGTGGGCAAGAGCTTTGGCGTGGAGAAAGTACTTGCCAAACATGATGTGTTTGCAGACATTGCTGATGATCAGAAGCTTCGTAAGTATGAAGTAGTCAAAGGCGCTATGAGTGCAATTGGCTTGTACAGTAAGCTCTACGAGTATTCGGACAAGAAGTGTATCCTAGTATTCGATGACTGTGACTCAGTACTGTTAGATGACTTGAGCCTTAACATTCTCAAAGCCGCACTAGACAGTTCAAAGAAGCGCATGATCCATTGGAATACGGACAGCCGTTTGCTACGTAGTGAAGGTGTGCCCAATAGCTTTGAGTTCAAAGGCGGTGCAATCTTCATTACCAACATCAAGTTCGATCACGTGAAGAGCAAGAAGCTTAAGGATCACTTGGAAGCACTAGAGAGCCGTTGCCACTACTTGGACTTGACCATTGACACAGAGCGTGAGAAGCTGTTGCGTATACGACAAGTGGTACGTGACTGTGGCATGCTGGACGACTACGATCTTAGTGATGAAGCCAAGGCAGAAGTAGTGGACTTCATCAACACTAACAGTAAGCGTATGCGTGAGCTCAGCTTGCGTATGGTGCTTAAGATAGCAGACCTACGTGCTAGCATGCCGCGTAACTGGGCCCGTGTAGCAGAGCTCAGCTGTATGCGTAGCGGCCGTTAACGTTTAGCCTACCCGGAGGGGCGCTGTGTTAGTGCTCCGGGAGTATTCCCTAAGCCTGTAAGTCCGATTCGCTCCCGGCATGCTTAGGGGATTTTTTTATTTCGAAGGTCGGGGTTATATAAAATAAAAAAATATTTTCGGTGGGGTGGGGCTATATAAATTAATTATTGTTGTTACGCTATAACAGCGTAGTCCTATACCCCAGTGGTGCAAAATCACCAGGCCAGTGGAAAAATACCCGTATATTAAATTTTTTGCGCGAATCCTCGCAAAAATCCCTGTGGACCCATTCGGCCTGTTTTCTGCTACCTAGTCCGGCCCAGAAAGGGCGGCCGTTTACGGCCTTGATGATATATAATAATATGACAACAATAGAACACAATGGCCGCACATATGAATACGATGCGGATTTTGACATATTTAGACCTGTACCAGAACCACAGGAGCAGACGCACATGAGTCAGTTTGGATGGATATACATCTGTGTTGCGGCCATGGCCTTTAGCTACTACATGACTCTCTAGCAGTTCAGTCCCACATGCTACGGAATCCCGCCCTAGCATGTATAGCAGTCCATGCCACTTCAGCAGTAAATTCAAAGTGATCTCTAATCTTTCGCACAGTGGGATGTGCAGTTTTTGACACCACCTGATCAAAACAAGCTGTACCCATGTCAACGTAGTAGCTTGATTTGATACCACGGCGTTCCATCAGCTCTGGAAATACAGCACGAGTAAACCAACACTCGTTTCCCAGCGTGATATATTGTTGTACAGTACGCACAGTCATAAACTGTTCTGCGTAACTGGGCTGTGGTTGCCACATGGGCTTGGCCACATGATCGCTCAGTACCATAGTGCAGTAGTTGACTATGTCTTCTGGCAATTGCCAACCCTGACGGTCACAGCACTCTAGCAACAGAGTACGGATCATGGGAGTACTGGCTTCATGCATACGAATATTTATAAAAGTAAGTCATGGTTATAGTTTCTTAGGTCAAAATTTTTTACGCAAAATTTTTCTATAATCATGCTAGACCCATCGGGTTCAGTTAAATACTTACAACTACTACAAGGAGCGACAGTATATGACAGCATTAGAACGTGTGACACTTGAAGTAACAGAAGAAGAGTTGGCCGAGTTAAAAGGCTGCTCGGATGATCAAATAGGCGAGTATGTGATTGATCGAGTACATGACTATTGCGAAAGCCTCACCGCTCTAAAACTCAATCCCGAAATCATGATGGCTGCCCTGTTACAGGTCTACTGTGACATAGCCTGTGAACATGGTGATCGATCAGCTTATACAGAACAGTTGGAGTTTGCTCTAGAAGATGAGTGGGAAGAACATATCATACACTGATATAAAGACTTTTTAAATATGGAAATAGGTGCTGAGTTAATGCACCTATTTTTTTGCTTTTGACCGCTCCGCGGCTTCGCCGCTACGAACTCTGGGGCCTTATATGCCTGCCGTATCACTGTTATAAAAATAATAGCCAATGCCGTCATTGAGAAATGCACCGCCCGCATAACTCCATTGTAGTGCCTGGCCCCCTGCTCCTGCATTATTACCGGTTATGTATCTAATGGGATAATAGCGTCCTGCTGTTAGCAAAATATTGCGGCTGTAGCTGTAGCTCTGTCCTCTTAGTCCAGGCTGTGCAATAATGGCATTGCTAGTAGTATAGCCCGTTGCGGCAGTGGAGCCAAACCATAGATAACCTGCATCATCTGAGCTTATGCCAAATCTATATACACCTGTATTAGCAGGTAAAAAGTAACCCGCATAGTAGTAACTGGTTGTAGTAGCTGCCAGTGTTGAGTTGATGTTACTGGTAGCGCCTGTGGCTGTTGGTGCTGTAAAGAAGTTGACGTCTTCATTCCAATAGCCAGTTTGTGTATACTGATAAAGTCCAGCTACTGGATATATAGTTCCTCTAACAACGATAGCATCAATTTGAAAAGTGTCTAACGATGTAGCGCCAAGATCGATTCTAATGCCCGTAATAGTGTTGGCTGTCCAATCTGTTCCGCCCGCAGTTAATGATCTCATGTCTACTGTTATCCACTGAAAGTTCCCGCCATACGTTGGTTCAGTCATTTGAGCATAATATGATGCGCTTTCGCCATGCCCGCCAGTGGTATAAAATATCTTGCCATCCCAACCTGTGCCCGCTGTTCTCAACAGTCTAATCTGTACATAGGGATATTGACTACCGCTAAAGCTAACAGTACGTCTTATGATAGGATCTACGCTAGTTGATGTAACTGTAAGATATGTAGAACCATTGGTCAATGTTGCACCAGCGGCGGTGAATGATTCTGCAGTATTGGTAAAATCATAATAGAAAGGTGCTGCCGCTGTAGTTACTGCGCCACTACCTACTATGGCAAAATTGTTTCTATGCCAAAGAGCCGGTCTCATTAGGCAAATCCTGTTACTAGACTAGCATAGTAGCTTGTACCTATATAACTAACAGTTATCATATCAATGGCATTGGCTGATGTGCTTAGTGTTTTAAATCCGCCAGCAAACAGCATTGTACTGGTTAGTGTGTATGGTCCACCGCTTGCTGGCTGTTTAATGATCAAGGTTATTGACTGCCCGCTGACCGGACTTGTTAGTGCGTTAAGTGTAATACTACCTGTTAGGGTAATGGTCTGCACGTTACCGTTGGCGGCATTTGGAGTAATAGTGCCTGTTGTTGCACCTGCGGCATATACTGTATCTCGGTTATCTGTAGAAGTTAATGTGGTAAACACACCAATACTTGGAGTAGTAGCACCCACAGTACCATTGTGTGCTCCACTAGTTGCACCCGTAAAACTTGTAGCTGACAATGCCCCTGCTCCAGACAAAGTCATTGCTACAGTTGTTCCACCATACCATAGAAACTGTTGAGCAGTAGTTGCCACACTGCTCCACATTGTACCGCTTTCAATACCAATAGCATAGTCAACTGCGCTTGCACCTATGTTGGGATATAGCACAATCTTTGTACCAACACTGCGAGTAGTAAATGCAGGCGACGCAACGCCGCTGGCTACAAAGTCAATACGTGCATTAGTAGCATTGTTTAGATATATTGAGCCGCCACCGTCTGCTGTAGTAGCTTGTAAAGTTGTT